GTCCACGGAGAGCGTGTGGGTCTTCTCTCCGCCCACCTTGCCGTAGCTGCCGTAGTCGGCATCGTTGGGGTTGTAGCCCACGACGAAGCGGCCGCGCAGGTCGGGCAGGCGGAAGTAGCCGCTCGTGGTCGAGAGCTTCCGGCCGTTGCAGTCGTAGGCGTTGTTGTAGGTCGTGCCGATGGCCTTGTAGAGCTCGGGGTACTCCGACTGCTTGAGCTGCTGCCCTTCGCAAAGGGCGTAGCCGTCAGGGATGCGGGATCCTGCCCAGATTTCGACCGTGCCCAGCGGTGTGCGCTGAATCTTGGCCAGGGCGGTCTGCAACGCCACGATCTGCGCTTCGAGTTCGGGCAGCGACTGCGCCTCGTGGAAATCCGTCCATTTATAGCTTTCGGTGCCGACGCCCGGAGCCAGCGACCGCTCGACATAGGCTTGCGGATATTCGTACCCCTGGGCCTGTACCGAGATCGTGGTTTGTTTGAGGTACATGCCGCCCGAGATGGAGCCGCCCTCCCAGTAGAGCACCTCCCCCTCGGGGTGTTCCTTCGTGCGCAGGAACACGTAGCCCTCGCTCCGCTGCGTGCCGCCGCCCGTGAGAGCGCAGCCCAGCAGGATCGCCTTGTCGCCCGCCAGGTTGCCGATGATCGACACCACGTGCGCGTTGGTCTGCATGTAGTCGAGCATCTCGCAGTCGGCCGGAAAGTCCTTGTTCGGTTGCAGGAGGAACCTGCCCTGTATCTGTTTCATCGTCAAATGTAGTTTATGGAAAATCGTTTCGAAGCCAGCTTGTACGCATCCACCACGGCCCGGAGCTGCGTGATGTCCAGCTTGTCGCGGAGTGCCAGCGGGATATTCACCCAGAAGTCGTAGCCGCTCACCCCGCCGAACCCGCGACGGTTGAGAATCAGAAAACGCTCCGACCCGCGGCGCGGGACCAGCACCTCATCGTCCTCCTCGCGTTTGCGTAGGGTGATGAAGCCCACGTTTTCGACCGTTTCGGTGATCGTAATCCTCCGGTCGATAGGATCGAACTTGTCGTTCAGCAGCGCCCGCAGGTAGCACACCTGGCCGTTGTGTTCGAGGCGGTAGTCGCTCTCGCGCTTCCAGAGGATGAACCGCGTGTGCAGGTATTGCAGGGGCGACACGGCGGCGTAGGCCATCGCGGCGAAGAGTGGCCGCCGCCAGAAGGTCGGCAGCAGCAGGAGCGCCAGGCGCTTGAAGTTCACGTCGTACTTATCCATTGTATGCCTTCATATTGAGTACGACGTCGCCCATCTCGAAATAGCCCGCGGCCGGGATGCACCGCGCGTCGATCGTAACCAGCACCTCCTCGCCTGCCGCGACGGTTGTCGCCCCGCGGAACTCCACGATCCGCACGCCGTCGAGCGTCTGGAGCGCATCGACGAGCGCCATGTTGGTATATTCGCCATTGAAGGGCAGGTTCTCGATGTAGTTGCGGACAGCCTCCCGGCAGGCGCTCTCGACCGTTTCGGCCACGAGCATCGGGTCGTAGTACACGTCCGCCTCGCAGTTGAAGCGGTCGGGGTCGATGTTCACCAGCGCCGTGCGCACGCCCGCGTCCTTGATCTCGGCGATGTAGGCCGCAAGCTGCGCCTCGGTCTCGGCGTCGAGCCTGCACCGCTTGCCGTCCTTCTCGCCCGCGACCTTGATCGTCAGGAGCGAAGCGTCCCGGTTCTCGACCGCCACGGCGTGCTTGACCACCCGCGCCGCTGCGATGGCGTCCTCGGTCATCGCCGTCGTGTCGTAGCGGTCCGTGTCCGCGATCAGCGTCTTGCCCTTCATGAACGCAAGCACCTTGTCGCGGTACCACCGCGGACGGTGAGGGATGATCTCCTCGATGCGTGTGTCCACCTCGCCCTTGTACGTGTCGAAGAGCTTCTCCAGCGCCCACGCCGCAACGGCGAAAAGGTAGAACAGAATGCTTTCTATCGACAAAATGCCAAAATGCGCAGAGAAACTATCCCCTGCGGTGAATCCATATATCTTTGCAGCCGATTCGTTGCGCATGAAATCCGCGCAGATCGTTTCCTTGATTTCCTCGATCGTTCTCATCGTACCATAAAGTCTATCTCGATACCCATAAACCCGATACCGCCGTAAGGTGCCATTGATATCTCGTCGGAGGAAAGCTCCGTCGCCGGGCGGATGTGTTGCGCTTCATATCGTGCCAGTACGGAATTATCGACCGCCGGAACCGTTTCGAGAGACGCCTCCGGTGCCAGCGGTTCGGAGATGCTCGTGCCGTTTGCCGCTGCGAGGTCGAAGGCCGCCTCTACGCCGCCGCTGGTTTGTACCGCTATGTCGAGCAGGCTTTGCCTGTCTTGAGGTGTAATCCGTGCCATTATTATTCTATCGTTATCAATCCGTCTTTGACTTCGACATGCGACACGGACAATCCGCACACCTGCAACATCGCTTTTGTATCTGCTGTCCACGTCGGATTATAGGTTCCGCCGAGCATCTTGAGGGTTTCGGCTCCGAGCAGCGGGAACTCCTTGAACTCCCCACGCATGGCCTGAAGCACCGCTTCGGCCGTCTGCGCCGTCGTATCACCTACGACCAGCGCACCGCTGCGGACCATCAAGTCGCCCGTTTCGGGGTCTATCATTATCCCTCGCATCGCCTCAATGTTTTACCTTCGCGTCCTCGTAGTCCGAAGCCCTGACCTCGGGCATAGCCTGAGTGACGGCCGGAACCACGACCGGGGCGGGGTTCGACTGCGCCGCCGCGGTTCCTGTGACGGGTACCCCTCCGACGGGTATCGTATGCGTATGGGTGTTGAACGCCCGGATCAGCTCGTTGAACTTCTCCGTGAGCTGTTCGATTTTCAGCAGTCCCCCGAGCTTGCCGCCGTTGAACTGCACCCCCTCGGGAGTGATTCGGAAGGAGGTGTCGCCGAGGGAGGCGTCCACCACTTCGGCGTCCACGGTGATCCGCGTCTTGCCTATCGAGAGCCGGGCCTTGTCGATCTTGTCGCACAGAACCACGGCCGCCACGGCCGGGGTGATGAACGCCACGATGACGTAGCTCCCGACGGCCGGGAAACAGACGACGCCGGTGTCCCCCTCCTGGTTGGCCTGGAGGTTCACGCCCACGAGCGGAGCGCTCTCGTCGAGAGGCGTGCAGTCCACCGTGCGGGCCTTCTCGTCCACGCTATCCACGGTGCAAACCTTACAATAGATTTCGGAACCCGTCATGGCGAGCCTCCGTATGGCTTCTGCGAGTGTCATTCTGCGACTTTTTGTCCTATGGTTATTTCTTGTCGGAATCCTCCGGTTCCGTACTTGATCACGTTCTTCTGCACTTGATAGATTCCACGGCGCACGCCATCGATCTTGATTCCGATATGGTCGAGTTTGTCGATCAGCACGGCCCCGAATGTGGTAAAGGTTCCTTTAAGACCATCGCGTTTGAGGCGGCGAAGCTCCTGTTCCGCCCATGCCTTGAGTTCTTGCTCGGTCTTGTTGTAGGTGTGCAGCGTCCGCTTCTCTCCGTCGGCATCCCCCACGTCGATACGGATTCGTTTGTTGTCCGGTTGCAGGGATATGGCCCGCACCTTGATCTTCACGTCTGCCGCTGTCTGTGTGTCGAGTTGTGTGTCGTCGATCAGGTTCACTCCGGTAGCGAACACCTGACGGCAGGCCGCCTCCCGCTCGAACAGCACGCCGCAATACAATACGGGGGTGTCGTTCTCGATGAGGAAGAAGGAGCGAATGCCGCCCTGATCCTTGAGCTGCCCGAGCAGTTCAGTCACGGTATTCGCTGTCACGCGGTATTGTCCGATGTGCTGCTCGCCGAATACCCTGAACTGCACGCCGAGTTCTTGATCCCGGAGTATCTGTTCCACCGTGGCCGACTTATAGGAGAGTTTTTTCGCCTCTTTCTGCTTGAGTTGGAACATATAATCTTCGCAATGAATTTCGATCGGGGTTTTCAGCCCTATCGTGGTGACGAATCCCCGAAAGGCAAGCTCCAGTTCGTCATCATATCCCAGCCATACGGTCACTTCGTCGCCTCGCTTGATCGGGATGCGCTCTTCGTTCTGCCAACGCACCTTCTTCGGGAGCTTCAGCACGCACGTATCCGTGAGCGTGTCCGTGTCGCGGGTAATCTCCACTTCGGCGACCTTATCGAACTCCCACTTCTTGCCCGTGCCTTTGATTTCGATTTTGGCGGTCAGTTTGAACATCGTTTGAATGACGGTTAAACGGCGTTTAATACTCGGTACATTTGATTACATAATCTTCATCGGAGAAGGCCCGCACGTCGATCGTCTGGCGGTTCGACCATGTTTCCTGGTTGAGCGAGAACCTCGACACTACGATGCGCGAAATGCCGAACAACTCGAAGAAGGTGCTCGATACTTTCACGGCTTGATTTTCGTCGAGAAACTTCTTTACCTCCCTGATCCCCGCTTCGGGATATTCGTCCACGATCACCCCGTCGCGCACGGCCACGATACCCACTGAAAGCGATATCGAATAATCGCCCAGACAAATGTATTCCTTGATCGTGCCGCCCAGTCCCACGAGCTGCGTGCGGATGATGTGTTTCTCCTGCGAGATGTTCACCGTGGCGTCGTTGATGACCAACGTGCTTTTATCTTCGCGGGTCAATACGAGTTTAGTCAGGGCATAACGCGATTCCCAATATTTGGATTCGGTAATCGGTAAAGAGAGTCCCTTTCCTGCGATTTCACCGCCGTGTCCCTCCCAGGAAGGTTTTTTTGCATTTTCCTGCGATGGCTGGAATCGACACAAGGCCAGACGTGCCTGTTGTGCGACACCTGCGGCGACGAACGCAAAACTTATCGGTTGGAACGTTCCCATCATCCTGCAAAGTTTATATCGTTTACGGCGGCTACCACGGTCTCGGTAATCATATCTTTCACCCGGCCGACATCCTCGCGCAAGTTCGTCGTGTGGATTTCGAAACGGTCGATCAGCTTGTCGATATGTACGGTGATGTTGCGTATTTTGTCGGTCTTCGGCGCTGCGGCCGCAACGGTGGCTCCGGAGGTCTGCAACCCTGCGGCAAGCGGATCAGGCGTCGGCAGTACACCATCCGAGGACGGTTCTCCTGCAGATGCCTTTTCTTTGGCTGCGGCCTCGGCCTTCGAGCGGGCGATTTCCTCGTCGTAGGCTTTGGTGAAGGCGGAACCGACCTCGGCCCCGAACTGGGAAAATCCGCCCTTCATACGCTGAATTGCCTCCCGGATGCCCTTGCCGTCGAACTTGAACGCCGCGACGATCAGGTCGCCGATCCCGCCGAAAACGTTTTTCGCAAGCTCCCAAATACCCGAAAATACAGCTTTGAACGAAGCCCACAACCCCTTGAGCGTTGCGCGGAATTTGACCGAAGTATTCCAAAAATGAATGCCGATTGCCGCAAGCGCAGCGATTGCCGCTGCGATCCAGCCGACGAGCGGGATGCTCATGATCGCAACGCTCACGGCCCGACATGCCGTTACGGCCGCCAGTTTGAACGTCGCAAAGCCCGCCGAGGCGATCCCTGCGAATGTCGCCGAGGCCGTACCGCCTGTTACCAGCGAAAGGATATACGCGCCGAGGGCCTTGATTCCCGACCAAAGTCCGACGGTAGCGAACCGCACTGCGGCGACAGTGGCCTGGAGGATATTCCTCCCGAATCCCAGCGCCTGAACCTTGCCGATACTCAAATAGCCGTTATACATCTGAAGTGAGAGGATCGCGCCGCTCATGGCTCCGATCGTGCTGCGCCACATCCCCGCGAAATTCAGCGTCCGGATGAAGGCGATACCCTTACCAATCCCGATGAGTAGCGGCGTGATCTGTGCCAGCGGCACGAGCGAGCTGACGACGACCTCGACCCAAATGCCCCAGTCGCCCGAGGCGTTGAACAGCGAGATTTTAAGGTCGTCGAACCGCGCACGGACACGCGAGAGCCGTTCGTTGTAGCTCTCCATGATGATCCCGGCCTGCTCGACGGCCGTGTTCGTCCCGGTGATGGCTCCTTCGTAGCGGCGGATTTCGTCGATACCCTGCACGAGAGCCATCGCCGCGTTGCTGTTCTCCATGCCGAAAAGCTGAGAGAAAAGCGCCGAATCCTTGAGGACGACTTTCAGCGGCTCGAGGCGCTCGGCCAGCGTCCGCGTCTTGTCCGTCAGCAGCCCGACGTCCACCCCTGCGACCTGCAGCTCTTTGAGCGTCTCCTTCGGAAGGAACCGCCCGCGGCTCAGGATCATCATGACGTTGCGCAGCGCAACGCCGCCTTCGGCGCCTTTCTTTCCGGCCTTGTCGAGCACCTGGATCGCAGCGTTGGTCTCCTCGAACGACACTCCGGCGCCTTTGGCTGCCATGCCGCATTGCTCGAGGGCCACCTTGATGGCCGGAAGCTCGGCGGAACCCTCCTTGCCCGCGGCGGCCATGACGTTCATCATCTCGGCCATGCGGCGTGCTGCCTCCATCGGGTCGGCCAGCGAGACGCCGTACTGGTTCATCGCCGTGGTCAGCACCTCGGCGGCGGCCGTGGCATCACCGCCCATCGTCTTGCTCAGGATGGCGATGTTGTCGCCCATCGCGCGGAGCGCATCGGGGTATTTCGCCAGCTCGGGAGACAGTTGCGAAAGCAGCAACTTGTAGGACTCGATCGATTGCGCTGCCGAGCCGCCGAAGGTCTTGGCCGTTTCGCGGGCATACCCCTCGATCCGGCGGAGGCTCTCGCCTGTTTCGCCCGATATGGCCGAAAGATCGGCCAGCGATGCGTTGAGCGCGGCGCCTGGCTGCAGGGTCTCCTGCATCGTGCGGCCCACGCCCTCGACGTACTGCGTGAACTGGTTCAACGCGAGCAGCTTGCCTTCGAAGCTGTCCCACAACCCCGCGGACTTGCGGATGTTGTCGTTGAGCTTCTCCACGTTCTGGGAGATGCCCTGCACGACGACATCGCAGTTGCCCGTGATGTTGAAGGAGTAGTTGAAAGAATAGTTGCTCATCGTTTACCCGGCTCCTCGTCCGAGGAGAATAGACGTCCTAAAAGTTCTGCGAAATTGCGCAGCCGTCGGCGCTCCAGCCATACGGCCTGCTGGTACAATGCGGCCCACTCTTCATAGGAGAGCGTGCCGGGGTCGATATGAAACGCGGCCCGGATCAGGGCGCACCTCTTCGGGATGGACTGTTCGTCGTCGTCCGAAAGGGCGTGCGCCCCTACAAGTTTTTTAACTCCGTATGACAGGTAGCGAACAGCTCACCCAGCGCCCCGAGTGCCGAGGTCTTGAGGATCGCGTCGTTCTGCACAAGCGGGCTGCCGCCGAGCCAGCAGTTCTTGAACATCACCTCGGCGCCCTTGAGTTCATCCTGTCGGCTCACGGCGCTGACGGCCGACATGGTATCCATCGACGGACGGCGGAAATAGCCGATGTGGCGTTCCCCGGCCATGTCGTCGTAGATATCTACAGCCACGACGCGGCCGTGGGCCTGCTTCCAAGACTGCCTCACTTCGTCCGTCACACCTCCGTCGAAGACGGGATACCCGGCACGCACGGTGGCCAATTCTTTCTGCTCTTGCTGTTGTTTGTTTTCCATAGTCGAAAAAAATAGGTCGTTTGTTAGGCTTTCGGCTGGCCCCACTCAATATGAGAGGGGATCAGCGTGAGTTCGATCTGCAGGTTCAGGTCGCCCTCCTTCCAGTCCACCTTGTTCTCGGTGAACTGGCAGTTGCGGATTTTGTCCGTCGAGATGATGCCGCTCTCGGGCAGATACGACACCGTGATGTCGAAAGGCGCGATGTCCTGCAGGCGGCCGTTCGGCGCCTGCCGCTGCAGGGCCACGACCTCGCTCTTGTAGAGGGTGATCGACGCCGAGGGCGTGATGCGCCCTTTCGAACGGGACACCGGATGCCGTCCGGCGCCGTAGTTGTTCTGCACGTCCTGGCTGTCGCCGTACTTGATCGCCGTGATACCGACGAACGGCACGCCGTTGGCCGCAGCGACGATGTCGCCCCAGGCGTATTCCACGCCGTTGATCAGCGGAATAGAGGTTGTAACGCTCATTGTATTCTGATTTTAGCGGTTAGACACTCTCGGCATAACCGATTTTCACTTTGATACGTCGCACGACACCGACGCCGACAGGACGGATGACGATCTCGATTTCGGAGGTGGCGAGCACGTTCTGATCCGGGTCGATTTCGACGACATAGCCGCTCAGCTCGCCCGCCTTCTCCATATCCTCGAGGGCCTTCTGCGCCGTGGTCTGCAGGAACTCTACGCTGTGCGTCTGGAGCTGCCCCGTCGATTTATCTATATAGACGTTTCCGCCCAGTTTCGGCAGCAGGTAGGTGCGGATGCCCCGCACGACCTTGTCCATCGTGCGGACGTTCTCGATGTAGGCGTAGTCGCTCGTGGCATCGTCCATCGTGTGCGAATCGTTCAGGTACGAGCCCGACAGTCCGGAGTAGGTCACGAAGAACAGGTAGCGGGCCGCATCGAGCGATTCGACCACAGCGCGGTCGAGTGCCGTAAGCAGCGTGCCGTCTCCGAAGGCGGGGACGTCGATGCCCGCGGGGAACTTCTCGATCCAGGCGGGGGATTCCTGCACGGAGGCGCTGGAGACGATGCCGAGCAGGACGCCCAGCCCCGAGACGGAGGCTTTCGCCGTCGCGTTGTCTTCGTCAGCATAGAGCGCCGCGCCCGTGGAGCTCCCGGCCTGGCCGATGATGACCGACACGCGCTCCTTGTCCCCGGCGGCATCCGTCGGAAGGGACGCGACGGCCGCGACTTTCGGGGCGTAGAGAATACTCAGCGGCATGTCCTGCCCCTCGAGCGTCGCGGCGACACCCTGCAGGGCCGTGAGGTTCTCCTTCGAGAACGCCACGTCGCCCTCCCAGACGCCTATCTGCCGGAGGCGGCCTCCGGCGAAGTTCTGCATCTTCTTCACGTCGGCATAGGTGTTGGCGCCTTCGGCTTTCGGGAAGATGCCCACATAGAGGCTGATGCCCGGGTTGAGCCGGAATATTTCCGAGAGCTGGTAGTGCATGAGACGGATGATCCACTCCTCGGCGTCAGCGGTGATTCTGAGCTTCTCGGCCGTCTCGATCTGGGAGACGGCCTTGATACGCTCCGTCTCGGAGAATCCCGACGGCAGCGTGTCTGTGTAGAACATGATCCCCGAGATATGGTCTTCGCCCGCCAGCTTGCGGGGGATGTTGCCGTTCGTGCGTTCGAATGTTAAGGACTGCATCAGGCTTTGAGGTTTTGATTGGTTACTTCGACGACGGTCGTGTCCTTGAGCGTGCGTCCGTAATTGACGGCGTCGCAGCGGTTGAAGAAGGCCGTGCCGTCCGAGGCCACATGTACGGCCTTGCGGTCGGGGTAGCTGCGGAACACTTCGCGGGCGATGCGCTGCGCGGCACTCTCCCGCACGGTTCCGGAACCTCTGGCCGGAGTTTTCGTCGTGCAGGCCGGATCTTTTGCCGTAGCTGCCGGCTTTTTGTCCGAGGTTCTGTCGGAGGCTTCCGGGGCTTCGGAGCCCGAGAAGGACGCTCCGGCCTCCTCACCGGAGATATCGGTGGCGGGCGCCGTTTCAGCGGCAGAGGCCGCAGGTTCCGAAACAGCGTCGGCAGGAGCTTCAACGGTGCCGTTTCGATCGGTCTGTACGCCTTCCTGCGACACTTCGGTCGTGGCGGCGTTTTTCTTATTTTTCTGTGTCATTGTGAAATGTGGGTTTCTCGTTTCTTGAAAATACGATGCAGGCCATAGGCCATAGTCAATAGCCCGACGACGCACAAAACATACTGCCACCATGCGAGACCTCTGCGGGTCTTGATTTCGGTCGTCGCAGCAAGGCTCCCCTCACGGATGGAATCCGCACGGACGCGGAGGACTGTATCATTCCGGACCATCGCGCCCGCTGTTTCTCCGGCCGTGTGTGCTTCCTCCTGCCGGAACCGGTTCGTTTCTTTCTCGGAGTCGGCGGCAATCCGGCGTTCGGTAGTTTCGCACATCAAGGGCGGTTTGCCCGTCAGCGTGTCAGCCGGACGACTGGTATCGTACACCCGCATAACGATCTCCACATTCTCGGTACGTTCCCGCTCCCGCATCCGTTCGGCGGCCAGTTCGCAGCTGAGCGCCTCGTATAACCGTCGAAAAGCGAGACTGTCCTGAACTGCGGTCTGTTCGGCGAAGAATCGCTTCTGTGAGTTACTGTGCAGCTGTTCCGTCCTCGTCTCCATCCGCTTCATCGGCGAGCAGCTCATGGCTGACAGGACAATCGGCAGAGTGAGGACAGGCAGGAATTTTCTCCACAGCCCGGCGGAATTTATTGACATCATGGCGTAGGTTTTTGATCTCCGTTTTCAATGGTTTGACAATCTGTTCCAACAGAATTTCATTTCCCTGACGGACATTGTCGAGTTCTACACCCTGGTTGTCGGCCTGCTTCTTCGCTACGTCAGCCCGCAGGCTCTTGACTTCGGCCGCATATTTCTGTCGCGTGAATATCGAACCGAGCCACGCGCTCAACGGAGTGGCGACAATCGCCACAAGGGCAAGGATTACTTCTGTTGTCATTGCTCGATTCCGATAGTTTCCAGCCAGGTCCCGACGTCGAACGACGGGCAGGCTTTATGGACGGACGGAAGGTCGCGGTGGCCGACGATCCGCACCCCGGGGTGTGCCCCGTGGAAGTCGATAACGTAGCGTGCGAGCGCCTCTCTCTGCGCGTGCGTCCGGGTATCTTTCGGCGTCTTGCCGTCAGAAGCCACTCCTCCGGCGTAGACGATGTGCCGGGATACTCCGTTGTAGCCAGCCGCGCCATTCGTTATTTCCCACGGGTCCACGAAAGCGTCTTCGTTGTTCCCGACCAGCCGCTCTACCGTCCCGTCCAGGTGGATAAGGTCCGTATATCCTACCTGCTTCCAGCCCCGGCCTCCCTCCGAGGGCGGGGAGGTGTGCCACCGCCGGATGTCGGCGGCCGACACCTCGCGCCCTTCGGGGGTTGCGGTGCAATGGATAACCAGATATTGCAGAGCCTTTTTCATTGTGAAATTCTTTCGTAGATGCCTATTCCGTTTTTGCGCTTACGATCGCACCGAAACCCTCGTTGCGCAGCGGCAGACAGATCGTATAGGTGCGCATCGAGAAGAGATTGCGCTGATTCTCCGGGTCGCTTGACGCCTCGCGCAGGTAGGACTTCGTCGAGCCGTCGGCACGCATCGCACGCTTGGTGGTGAAGGCTACGGACGACTGGCGGTCGCTTTCGCCCACGACGGCGCCGTATGCTTTCTTCTTGAGCGTCGTCGTGTCGTAGTAAGGGCACTCGTCGTACTCGTAAATGTCGAAGCCGTACATCTTGGCGATCTTGCCTGTGGTGTAGTCGTACACCTGCTTCTCGAAGCGCTGATCGGTTTCCAGCAAGTCGGCAACGTGATCCGCGCATAGGACGAGAATGCGGCCCTCTTTGGGGATTTTCAGCTTGTCGAACTTCTTCTTGAGCGCCACGATGTCCGCGCGGGTCAGCTTCTTGCGTCCGTCGGCCGTAGCTTCTCCCGTCGTCACGAGAACCGGAGTCTTGTCCGTGTTCTCCGCAGGAGCCAGCGAGTGAATCGCCCGCGAATACTTCTTCTCGAAGAACTGATCCTTGTGCTTCTCGATCACCAGAGCCATCTTATCATAACTGATCGCATGGAGTTCGTCGTCGGTGATAGGCGTAGGACGCGACTGAAACTTGTCGAGTTCGACGGCCTTATCGCCATCCGGAAGGTCCTGCACCGTCAGCGGATAAGTCGAGTTATTGACCAAAATCTCGGGATCGGCACCCACATCGACGAAGTGGATCACGTCGTGCTTCACATAGGCGTCGTAGGAGCGGATGGCCTGATACCAGCCGATGCTCTCGGCCGACGTGCGGAACGCCTTGATAAGCTCCCCGGTCCACACCTCGGTGTAGATGCCGGCGCCCAGAGCACCCGAGGGCAGCAGGCCGCCGCAAAGCCCCGATGCCAGAGCAACGCCATTCACGGTTGCAACACCCGCAAGCGGGGTGAAGTCGAGGGCGCAGGCAAGCGTCGCTCCGATCGCGGAGTTGATGCCTATCGCCGTAAAGAGGCCCAGGAGGGCCAAAAGGATTTTTCTCATTCGTGGAAAAAATTAGAGTTAGTCGTTCATGAAGTCCGGGGCCACGCCGTAGTGGGCCTTGAACGCTTGGACGTACTGCGTGGGGTTCTCACGGCGCAGGGTCATCTTCTCCTCGTCGGAGAGCTTGTCCCAGGCGAGCGTCTGGTGTCCGTTTCCGGAACCCTTTTCGTCAATGAAGTCCGAAGGGCGTCGGGCGGGAGTCATCATCGAGAGCGTGTCGCGCAGCGTCTCGATGCCCGCCTTCTGGCCCAGCTCGAGCATCTTCGGTTCCTGGGCCTCGGTGATCAGACCTTTCTCGCGTGCTGCGGTGACGGCATCCGTGATACGGGCCAGCGTGAGTGTTTCGTTCTGGGTTTGCAGCGCTTTGATCGCGGCGGTCGCATCCGCTTCGGTCGCTGTGGGGGAAAGTCCCAGCGCCATTAAAATCTCATTCATCTGAAAAGTCGTGTTTTGGGGTTTGTCGTCGGGTTTGAGTAAAGGCAACAGGTCGTTGTCTTCGTCTTTTGCAAGGGTGAGCTGCTTGCCATCGTTATACAGGCGGACTTGCAAGGCGTCGTCGTTGGCTCCCACGTCCACGATGGAAACTTCGAAAAGTCTGGACCGTATGATGGTCGGGCGGGTCTGCCCCTGCACCAGGTATTGCGGATCGTCGGAACATTCGATGATGTCGATGCCCGCCGAAAGCATCCGCAGCGTACCGCGTTCCCATTTGGCGGCGATGACCTTCTCTTCCTCGGTGTCCTTGTCGATTTTCGGAGTTCCGAAAATTTTGTCTCCATCCACGCGGATATTCTCCATAATGCCGATAGGAATGTCCTCGCGGGAACCGCGCCGGTGCATGTACAACACGATGGGGTTCTTTTTGTACTGTTCGATGTCGAGCCCTTCGGTAAGGATACGGGTTCCATAAGCGTTCAGGGCGCTGGTGCTGATGACTGCTTCTCGTGCCATTCAATCGTTTTCGGCCCCGGACACCGCCGACACGCAGGTCGGCGGCGCGGATGGCCTCGGATGCAAAAAAGGGTTTGTTGCGGGGACAGGACTCGAACCTGCGACCTTGAGGGAATGAACCTCACGAGCTGCCGACTGCTCCACCCCGCGATTCTGGTGCAAAGATGCAATGTGTAAGTTGCAGCAACAATTAGAGTGTAAAAATCTTACACTCTGTTTTCTACACCCTTGTTTAAGGTGCATTTTTGTCCTGTCTAACGCCCCGTCGGGGGATCATTTCATTTTATGAATGGGTAAAAGAATAGCTTCCGAGCTGAAAGAGTTCGCCGAGCTCCTGTACATGCAGGGTACACCGCAGAACATCATCGCCGAGAAAGTCGGCGTCTCGAAAAACACCGTGAACGCATGGGTTACAACAGGATGTTGGGCCGAAAAGAAAATAGCGCAGTCGCTTACCCGCAAGCAAGTCGTGAACAATATCCTGCGCTCGATCAATAATGTCGCCGAGAATCTCGGCAACAACAAGGACATCACCGATATCGGAGGGACCAGCGACCGACTGGCCAAGCTCGCCGCGACGATCAAGACTCTCGACAAGGAGGTATCGGCCGTGGATTATATGGAGTGCTTCATGAATTTCGGGAAGTGGCTCGAGGGACGCTCGGAAATCGACCCGGAGGTTACACCGCAGCTCTGTATGACGGTGAACGACCTGCAAAACAAATTCGTCATCGAAACGCTCGGTGTCGGTAAAGGCAAATAACGATGGCTTCCAACATAACCAAAACCTTTGCCGAATGGCAGCGGTGGTGCCGAACCGTACAGGAGCGCACGCCTATTCTGCCTGAAGCTCCCGCCGAGAAGCAGGCCCGCATCCGCCGGGCACGGCGCGATTACAATTTCTTCGTCGAATATTACTTCCCGCATTATACCGACGACCCGGCGACAGGCAAGCATACCGCGTGCGCCCCGTTCCAGATCGAGGCGGCGAACCGCGTGTTCCGCAGCCGCAACTACAAGGGTGTCGAGAAATGGGCACGCGGCCATGCCAAAAGCACCCATTTCGACATCTTCATTCCTATGTGGCTCAAAATTCAGGAGCCGCGCGAGCTGAACGTCATGGTCCTTGTCGGCAAGTCCGAGGAGAATGCCAAGACGCTGCTCGGCGACCTGCAGGCCGAGTTGCAGTTCAATCGACGCTACATCGCCGACTTCGGCGTGCAGTACAACGCGGGCGACTGGCAGGAAGGCCGTTTCGTTACGGCCGACGGTTGCGCCTTCTTCGCACGCGGCCGAGGACAGTCCCCGCGCGGCCTGCGTTACCGCAGCCGACGACCCGACTACATCACGATCGACGACCTCGACGACGACGAGCTGTGCGAGAACGAGAGCCGCGTGAAGCGCCTCACGAACTGGGTAAAGGAGGCCCTGTTCGGTACACTCGACGGCGGTCGCGGGCGGTTCATCATGGTCGGCAACCTCATCAGCAAGAACTCCGTGCTGGCGGCGATGGCCCGCTCCAAAGGCATGCACGTCTCGCAGGTGAACATCCTCGACAAACAGGGTAATGTGTCTTGGGCGGCCAAATGGACACGCGAGGAGGTGCAGCAGATGGCGGACTTCATGGGCTATCGTTCTTTTCAGAAGGAGTTCATGAACAACCCGATCACCGAGGGCGCCGTATTCCGGCAGGAGTGGATTCGCTGGCGCGAGCCGCTGCCGCTTTCGAAATACGACTATTTGGTGGCCTACTGCGACCCGTCGTTCAAAAACTCCTCGAAAAATGACTACAAGGCCATCAAGCTGTGGGGCAAGGTCGGAACCGAGCTTCATTGCCTTGCGGCCTTCGTGCGGCAGTGCTCCGTCGCGGAGATGGTGCGCTGGTTCTACGACCTGCACGAGCGGGTGCCCGAAAACGTCGTGGTCGAATATTACATCGAGGCGAATTTCCTGCAGGACATCCTCCTCGACGAGTTCACGCGCGAGGGCAAGCTGCGCGGATACCAGCTCCCCATCCGCGCCGACCGACGCAAGAAGCCCGACAAGTTTCAGCGCATAGAGGCCATATCGCCCCTCTGGGAGCGCGGATTCGTATTCTACAACGCCCGGATGCAGCGCGACCCCGACATGCTCACGGCCATCGACCAAACCCTCTGCTTCGAGAAGGGGATGTCCGGGCACGACGACGCCCCGGATGCTGACGAAGGAGCGATCTACAAATTACAGCAGCACACCCGCGAACAGGCATTCGTGCCGTCGATCGGGCGCAGACACATATCATCGAAAAGACTATGGTAAAACTATTCAGGGCGCTGGTATTCCGGCACCGCCTCAAAAAACAGATTCGTCTGGCCGACGAACGCAAGCGCCGCACAGGAAAGAAGCAGTTCGTCATCAACCTCGGCGGCCGCCCGCTGTGCGTGTCGAAGGAGCACATCCGGCGGCTGGCAGCCGAAAGGTTTTATCGGCCTGGCGTGACGGTCGCAGACATTGCGGCCGCAGCGATCTATAAAACCAACTGACGAATGTTTCTCGAAGATAAGGACTACAAGGTCGTATGCACGGACGAGGTGCTCGATATCATCACGCAGAGCGATCCCGAAAATCGTATCCGGGCGGAATTGAGCGCACAAGAGGAGGCCGAAGGTTATCTGCGTTCCCGTTACGACACGTGCAGAGCCTTCGCACAGCAGGGCGCCGACCGCAATCCGATGCTTGTGCGTGTCGTGATCAGCATCGCCCTCTACTACCTCGGGCAGTCGCTGCCGCAATACATGGGGGACGAACAGCGAGAGGCAATGTACAACAACGCTATCGCATGGCTCAAGGACGTGCAGAGCGGAAAGGCCATGCCCGACCTGCCGCTCTATGAATCCGAAGAGGGTGAAGATATGCAGAATCCCGTGCGGTTCGGATCGCTTCCGCCCCGACGATACGGGTATTAAACACTTTTCAAAGACTTGTCAAATACCTATTGAATGGGTAAAAAGAAAATAGTTGCGGGCGGCGGATTCGAAGGCCGGACCTACGAGTCGCTGCTCATGGCCGCACGCGCTGCCAAGACCCCCGAGCAGAAGCGCAGCGTTCTCATACAGCTCAAACAGGTGACGGCCAACCTCACGCAGAAGGATATCGCCACCTGGCGCACGGCATGGCAGATGGCCATCAACATCGAAAACCCCAAACGTTCGCAACTCTACGACTGCTACACAGATGCCCTGATCGATCTCCACCTGACGGGCTGCATGGGCCAGCGCGACGGCAAGACCCTGCAAAAGAAGTTCGTTTTGCGGACCAAAGACGGAAAAGAGGATGCCGAAGCCAAAAAGATTTTCGAGCGTCAGTGGTTCGCTGATTTCGTGGGTTATGTTCTCGAATCCCGCTATTGGGGCCACTCGCTCATTCAGATGGGCGACGTAACGACAATCAATGGCGTCCGTTCTTTTACGGACGTGTCGATAGTGCCCCGCAAGCATGTTATTCAGGAGTTCGGCGTTATTGTCAAGGATGCGGGCGACGACCCTCAGCGAGGCGTGAGCTTCCGAACAGGACCGTATTCGAAATGGTGTATTGAAGTCGGGAAGCCCCGCGACCTCGGGCTGCTGCTCAAGTGCGTCCCGCAGGCGTTCTCGAAGAAGAACATGCTGGCATACTGGGATGTCTTCGGGGAGCTGTTCGGAATGCCGATCCGCATTGCCAAAACCAATGTTCAGACCGGATCGGAACGCAGCCGCATTGAAGCGATGCTCGAGAATATGGGAGCGGCGGCGTGGGGACTTTTCCCCGACGGCACGGATATCGACATCAAGGAGTCGAGCCGCGGGGACGCTTTCAACGTTTACGACCGCCGCATCGACCGGGCCAATTCCGAAATGTCGAAGGGTATCCTGAACCAGACGATGACCATCGACAACGGGTCATCCCTTTCGCAGAGCGAGGTACACCTCGAAATCTTCGAGAATGTCTGTGCGGCCGATGCCGCAATGGTCCGCAATATCGTAAACGACAAACTCATTCCCTTGATGCTCGAACACGGGTTCTCCCTCGAGGGGCTCAGTTTCGACTGGGACGAGGCCGCATCGTTCTCGCCCTCCGAGCGCCGCGAGATGGAACGCATGATCCTCCAGTCCTACGACGTGGACCCCCAGTATTTCATCGACCGATATAAGATTCCGATCACGGGAAAACGTTCGGACGGTTTTTTCGAGTAGGGGCTGATTCCGATAGCGGAAAGGACAGTCCCGAGCACAAAACCGCCACACACGCCGCGGGAACACCCAACTACGCCCTTTTCCACAGGGCGATGGGTGATCTGTACGACAGTGCTACGCTTGCCCTGAAAAAGGACGAAATGCCGCAATTCCGGCACGCTGCATTCGACAAAGCCGCACGGGCCGTGTACGAAAGAGGAGAGTTTTCGCCTGCGATGCTGCGCGACGAGCGTGTGCGGGGACTAATCGACGAGACGAACCGCGTGCTCTCATCCGCGCTTACCGTATCGCATGAAACGCCGCCCGAGCTCACGGCGGCACTGCGCAACAACGTCTTTATTTTTTCGGGACTGAAAACCTACCATTCGCTCTCGGAGGTCGGCCTGTCGCTCACCGATGAGGAGGGCAACACCAAATCCTTTGCCGATTTTCACCGTGACGTAAAGGCCATAGATGCCCGTTATAACAGCAACTACCTCTATGCCGAATACAACCACGCCGTCCATTCCGCACAGATGGCCGTGAAGTGGTACGACTGGGAGAAGGACGGCGACGAGTACGATCTGCAATACCGCACGGCGGGCGACGAACGTGTGCGCGAGGCGCACAGACAGCTCGACGGCGTAACACTTCCGCCCGGCGACAAGTTCTGGGACCGTTACCTCCCGCCAAATGGCTGGAATTGCAGATGTAACGTTGTGCAGGTGCTGCACGGCGATTATCCCCGCTCCGACAGCGACGCCGTAACGGTGATCGGCGACGAGTACACCCGTGACCTCAAGGCCCAAATGTTTCGTTTCAATGCCGGAAAAACGCTCACGATATACCCCAAGAAGCATCCATACTACAAGGCCCCTGCGAAAGCGAAACAGATCGTCGAGCAGATGTCCGCCGAGCTGCGAACGCAGCAGCAGGTCGTCGAGTTCATGAACGCATCCGAAGAACGCAGGGCATGGTTCGAACGCGGATTCAAGGCCTTACGGAAAGAGACGAATCCGCGGAATAACGGCAGTACGGATTGCGCAGGAACGATTTGGATGAACAAGGATCGACTCAAGCACGTACTTTCCGGGCTGACTAAATTGCGCCAGCAGAGTGAAATATCCTTCGACGAGGCCGATGCGCTGGCAACCTTCTGGCACGAGATCACGCACAACCGGAATAAGCGGGGAAATATCAATATGACGGCGCTGCAAATTCAATACATGGAGTTGGCGAACGAGTTCGTTGCCCGAAAAACATTGCCGGAATTTTATAAAGCCGTGGGAGGCAAGATGCAGCATCCCGAGTTTATGAACAATCGCAGTTCGACGGGGTACAATCGGTGGGTCCGCAACTATTGCAAGGCTATCGAACGGACCGGAGCAGACGCTGACAAGGTACTGGAGGCCGTGCGTGAACATCTGTTTACACAGTCTTACGACGACCAGAAAAACGGATTGATAAACGCCTTGTTGCAAGGCGGTGCGCATACGTCCTCCGGAACAAAGATCGGGAAGCGGACATGCAGCGAAATCGTAAGAGAAAGTTTATGGTATTCCGAGGAAGGATTTGAAAAGTATTTGGAATCGCTTATTCGTTGAAAATAGCTCGGTACTCCTGCGCAAATTCGGACCTGATAGCCGTTACGAGCTCGGGGTCCTTGCAAAGTTCGGCAAAGGCTATGAACGTAATGACTCGGTTCTGCTCCGAAGCCGGTGCGTTTTCCGGACTCAAAGTGCGCAGAAAATCCTCTTTGTCGGCCTCGCTGTGTCCTTCGATAATTGCATCGAGAACATCAGGGTCGTCCGTAAAGTCGAGGAACGTCTTGCTCCGAAGTTGTAAGTTGTCGTTGGCCATTGGACAGAGATGCATTTTCGCAAAAGTAATATTTTTGAACTTAAAAAACAAAACAATGCCTAAAAACCGAAGTATCGTGCCCCGTGTGTTGAATGATATGCGAGTGAAACTTGCTGAAATGTTCGACGACAATTTCCGCAGGCAGGGGTTCTTCGGCGACAAATGGACGCCAAAAAAGGTGCTCTCAAAAGGTGGCAGCACGACAATTCTAATTGTTACAGGCGCCATGCGCCGTGGAATACGGGCCTCCGTACAGGGCAATGGGGTTGTCTTTACATCCGACAAACCCTATGCCGCTCTGCACAACGAGGGAGGACAGTTCCGACAAAACGTCCCGGCGCATTATCGCAGTCGCGCCGGACGGCGATACCGTGTCCGGGCGCATACCCGGACGATGAAGATGCCCCAGCGTCAGTTTATCGGCGATCACGAACGGGTGCGGGAGGCGATCACGGCGATCATGACCCGCCATCTCGAGCGCGTTAGCCGCGACCTTACCAAAATCACACGGATATGAGAAAGACCCTTTTTCTGACCCTTACGGAGCGTCTCGAGCAGGTCGTATGGATCGACGGCGTGCCGACCTTCGAGCCGGATGCCGCGAAGCGCGAGGGCTGCAGGCGCGTGTTCCGGCACTTCGACCTGTGGAACGAAAATATTCCCCAGCTCGTCAAACAGCGGCCGTTCCCCACGCCTGCAGTATTTTTCGAGTTCGAACCGCTCCGCTGGAGCTATGCCGGGCAGCGGGTCCGGGAGGCCGACGTCGTACTGCGCCTGCACGTCATCACGGCGACCGTGGCCACGTCCGAAGCCGGGAACAGGTACCGGAACAAGGCCCTCGAGCGATTCGACATCATCGATGCGCTCACGCAGGCCCTGCTCGGATTCTCCTATGACGACGGCCTTCGCCAGGCCGGAACGATGCGGGCATACGAATCCGAAACGGATCACGATCACGGGGAGGTCTGCGAGGACATTGAAAGCTGGGTGACACATTGCCGCGACGCCTCGGGGTGTGATCTTCCCCAGCCGACGACACAGCCCTTGCGCCTCGGGATCGGTGCCCCGAAGTAACGAACAACCCCCTGCATCATGGCAGGGGGTTGTCGTTGAATAGCGAGAGTTGCTGCTTTCGTTCCCGTTCGAGGCATTCGGTCTCCTCGGCTCTCTGAAGTTCACCGGGCGGAGTGGAAACGTAATTGAGGAACGTGCGGTAACACATCGGGTACTTCGGATAGACATGCTGTCTCCATACCGCTTTGTAGCATTTTCTCAACACACCCGATTCGTAATGCTGGTTTACGATGTCACAGACCAGCTTGATACGTCGCAACGTGTTGATATTCCTTTTTCCACCCTTTTTGCCCATTCTCCGAAAAAATCGCTATCTTTGTCAAAACTTCGACCTTTCGACTCGTTAGCTGATTTTTTCGGCGACGGGTCTTTTTTATTCCGTCTGTCCGGCGAAAGGCTCGATCTTCACCGTGCCCTCGTTTACCTTCCAGACGCGGCCCCGGCCGTCGCAGACCGGACAGGGACGGGTCGAGCGGCCTGCCTTCGGCGACGATCCGTCCTCATGTCCGAAGACGTACTCCTCGGCAACATAACCCCGACCGCCGCAGTTGCGGCACAGTTCGACGGTCGTCCTGCGATACTCCCGCGTCTTTTCCATTCGGCCTAATCCTCCTTCTCCTTTTTGGGTTCGACATAGAACGCCTCGTCCTGATCGACATAGACGCCGCACTTGGTGAACAGCTCCGCCATGCCCTCCTCGTCCCGGTCGGCGAGCATCTTGTCGCGGGCGATCTCCTCCGTCAGGCGGATGTACTTCGGCAGGAACGTCTTCACCAGCTCCAGCACAGCCGCCCACGTGAAGCCCTTGCGGTTTTTCAGTTTCGGGGTTCCCGTGCGGAATCCGATAATACCGTGCGTCGTTTCCAGCGACCGACGCTTCGTAAACAACACTTCACGCTGTTCTGTGGCGAACACCTGCATCACCTCGAAGGCTTCGCGCTTCTGGCCCTCCAGTTCCGCCAGACGATCGGCATACTGCTCGCGGATAGCGACGAACTGCCGATCCATTTCAGCCGTGATGCTCTGGGCCTCGGCGTCAGCCGTGGCGTAACGTCCGAATGCATCCTCCATTGCCTCGCGCGTGACGCCCGAGATGATGATCTTCTTTTCTCTCTTTGCCATAAAATTTTCTCTTTTAATTGTTGTCCGTTTACCTTTTTTGTCCGAGGTCCTCCGATCCGCAGATCATTCAGCAGCGCCCCCAGTTCCGTGAAATGGCAGGCCGTTTCCCTCACGGCATCCGCATAGCGCAGCAGCGCCTCGCTCATTCGTTGCGCTCGCCGCATACGATACCATCGAATTTTATCAGAACATCATGGGCACGTTTCATCGCAGCTTTCTCGATCAGTTTAGCCAACAGAGAGCGAAATTGCGAATTATCGGAAAATAATTTCTTCAGCCCGAACTGAAGGGCGCGGGAATTGCCGCCGAACAATCGGCCTCCCGTGTAGGTTTTTCCATCCTCGTTGATGCGGTTGTAGATCAGCAGTATGCCACAATCGTTCTCCACATCCGGATTGTCTTTCGCCATCTGATCGAGTGCTTGTGCGAGCGACCGTATTTGCTTGATGTAAGCCGCCGAGTACATTTTGGGGGACTCGGACGCCGCAGCCTGCGGCGCCGCAGCATCCTTGCGGACCAGGTTTGCCGGGTGGTACTCTACAGCGTAGGTCAGTCCCGTCTGAGGATCGAGGACGTTTACCGCCATCGCATTGTACCGGAATCGAGTTCTTCCCGGGTTGTGTAGTTTTATAAACGATCTCTCATAGGGGGCCGCGATGATTTTGTACTCCACACCGTCGAGAAGGGTTTCGTGATCCGTTTTAAGGCATACGGCCTTTGCGTCGCGCGGCACGTAGCCGCAGCCGATAATTGATTTCTGTCCCATTGTCGTTGTTATTTGATGATTCGTTTCGCTTCGTCGTCGTATTCCATACGCCACATGTCGCAGTCGATCTGGTGAAGGTGGAATCCTTCCGGAGTGGCCTCGCGTGCCCATTCTTCGACGCGATCCGCGTCATTGAGTTTGTCCGAGGAAACCTCGGCCGTTCTGATCACATCGCGCTTGTCCGGCGCGATAAACGGGTTGTTCGCCCGCCAGGTTACTTTTACTTTCATGTTATCTATTGGTTAAAAGGTTGTTGTTCGTTCTTTTCAGTTGATTGCCCGTCCGATTTCCGGGGGGGGGAATTTTGCCCCGCGAGGAATGCGATCGCCGAGCTGCGGCGGCTGAACTGACGCCGGGATCCGTCCGGGAGGTGCACTTGATACTTGATCATGGGATAGAAACCGTGTTTTCCCGTGCGACGGGTCACATAGCGATACAAGCGTCCGTGGCCGCCATACAGCAGGCCTGCGTCGATAAAATCGTCGCTCCGGAATATCGCCTCCACTTCCCGGAATGCGGCGAACGGTTCGGCCGACATTTCCGTATCCGACCCATCGTTCTCTATCAGTTGCGGGAAGCGCTCGATCGAGCAGGTTACGCGGTATTTTTGCGCATAGAGGATCGCTTCCGTGCGCAGCGCTCCGAACACATAGAAAAGCAGCGGGCGCTCTCCGGCCTGTTCACGGGCGAGCAGGTCGAGTTGGAACGCCTCTGGACGACGGCACAGCGACTCCAGCACGTCGGACAGCACGTCATCCGCATACGGGAGAATGCCCAGGAAGGAGCACCAGCGCCGGGAGCCGCGCCGCCAGTCATCGTAATAACGGCTGATGTAGGGCGTCAGGGCAGGAATCATATCAGCAGGCAGTTTGGCGGCTCGCACTCTGCGAATAGATCGCCATGCTTACCAGTTCGTCGATTGTTTTCGAATCCTTCTGTTTGTTAAGGAAGGTGTTGTAGAGGTTGCGCAGCCGCTCGGCCGGAATCTTGTTGAAGCTCTCATAGCGTGTAGCGCGGCAGGCGATCGCTTTGATTTGCGCGATATTCTCCTCCTTGCCCTGCATCCGCAGCCATCCGCCAATGGCGGCGATGGCCTGCTTGCGCAGGCGGTCCATCTTCAGCGCGTCCCGATCCAAACGGCGCTCCAGTTCCCGGCAAATGGCCAACAAATCGTCGTTGCCGATGTCCGCCGAACTCTCCACGCCGTACCCTTCGATGATCGTCTCTTTCTCCTCGGCCGACAGATGCAGTCGGCTGCAAAGGGTGTGAAACTGCCGCAGCAGCCACTTTTTCTGTTTGTCCATGATATTTTGTGCCATATTTTTGAGTATTAAAGTTCTGCTCTATATTCTGCGGCTCCCTCTTCCCAGATCGTGAAGTCCTCGCCGCCTTCGCCCTTTGTTCGGTCCTCGTAGCGCGTCGTCGTGAAAACCTTGTACCCCTCGACGTGCATCTTGATATCCGAGAGTTTGCGAATTTTTTCGGCCAAAGCGGGTGACGGGTTACCCCGGTCGTCCTCGTGCGCCAGGAAGATGAACAGCTTGTTCGGGTAGTCGTTCATCAGCTTCTGGTAGTCCGCCAGCCGCATTCCGACCAGGCAGATCACCGAGTCGATGATGATCACATTCGGACTCTTGCGCTTCGACAACCGGTCCCGCAGCTCCGGGAGGGATTCCTTGTCCAGAAAGATCACTTTCGAACCCGCTGCCGCCATGTCCACGCGCTTCCAGGCTTTCTGCATCGACAGCGACAGCCCCTGTTCGAGCGAATCGAAAGCGACCTTATCGACGAATCGTGTCAGGTATTTGGCCAGCTGCAGCGCGAATGTCGTCTTGCCACTGCCCGACTTGCCGAAGATCAGCCACGACCCTTTCAACTCGGGACGTCCCAGCGCCGCCTTGAAAGGCCCGTCGAACGGAGCCGGAGCGAATTTCGCATCCGCGACATTCTTATTGCTGATCGCCTTACTCATTCGAACACCGTTTAATCATTGTTTGAAAGCCGTTTTTTCTCTGCATGCACACGCCGCTTGACCCGGCGCAGGTCGCACTCGCTGTCGTCGATGATCTCTTCGATCGTCGCGCGGTCCGTAATTCCGTTCGCCACGCAAACCGCCGCGATGTCCTCGCCATTCACCACAGGCATCGGGATGAACTTCCGGCCCACGCGCGAATAGATTTCCTTGTACCCTTTGCGGTTGGCCTTCACCCCGCGTGTGATGCGCTTCTTGAGGTAGTCCGTGGCGCAGATGATGATCCCGCAATGGTCCTCCAGCTTGTTGTAGAGCGAGATGAAGAAGTAGAGCACCTGGTCGCTCAGCTTATCGGCCTCGTCCAGCACGATGATCGGCGTGGCCTTGCGCTTGAGCGTCAAAATGGCTTCCGACATCATCTCGGCGACCGTGCTGCCCGTGGCCTCGACACCCATCGCCTGCAGCAGCTCCGTGAGGAACTGCTTGCGGTTCCAATACTCCGAGCACGACAGCGCGAACACGTCGCGGTGATGACGGGCGTAGTATTCGATCGCCTGCGACTTCCCGCACCCGGCATCGCCCGTCACGGCCAGCACCAGCGCGTTCTCCTGGGCATCGGCGAGCAGCTTGTACATCCGGTTGTAACCCTCGGTCTGGACGATGATCCATTGCCGGGCGTCGTAGCCGATCTGCGCAGCGACATTGCGCCACATTTCCTCGGTGATAAGCTCCCAGTTACCGTTAAGCATCTGCGAAAGCGTCGCAGGGCTTACGCCCTTGAGCGTCGCGGCCGCCTTGTTCTGGCTGCCCTTGTTCTCGCAATACTCCTTCAGACGGGCGGCAATGGCTTGTTTTTCGGTTGTTTTCATATTAGTAAAGATTAAATATCGACTCTTTTTTTCCGGCCGAAGGCATCGGCGCAACCTCTTCGGCCGTTTTGACTTCCAGGTTCTTCACATCCACGGGCGGCAGGCGCCGGGGTTTGCGTCGCTCCTGCTGCAGGCGCTGCTTGTGCTGCCCATTCGAATCGGATATAAGCAGGCGGGCAAGCGTATTCTGCAACTGCGGATTATCTTTGATGAGATTCGTAGTCGTTTCCGAGGCGCTGCCTATTTGTCCGAGCAAATCTTTCCGCAGGCCTCCGTTGAACTCGGCGACGCGCGAAAGCTGGCGCACATCCTCTTCGGTGCGCTCGATTTTGGCCATCGGCTGCACGTATTTGCTCTCGAGCAGGAACTGCAGCGTCCCGTCGTCATTGACGGCAAGCACATGGTCGAGGTTATCCGGGTCGTACTTCACATTCCAGCGCACGTGTGCGTATTGGCGGAACCGAGGGTCGAAGCAGTCGTAGGAACAGCGGGCGCCGAGCAGCTTCACGTTCAGACCCGAGCCCTCGAGGGCATTCTTGTAGCCCGTTTCGTCGCCGAAGTGCAGAAGATACTGCTCCAGCGGGAACACCAGACGCCGCTCTTCCGGAACCTCGGCCCACAACTTCAGATACTCCTCGCGCTTGGCGGCACGTTCCGAGGCGATGATCTGCTCGATCTGCGCACGGCAGCCGGCTTCGTCGGGAAATTTCTTTTTCAGCAGGTCTATCGCATCCGCATTCGGCTGGAGCGTTTTATTCGAGGTGATGCCGAACCCCGACCAATTCTCGAATAACTGCCCATAGCGCTTGTTGAGCGTGAGGAAATAGCGCTCGACAGGCTTCGATTTCGCATTGCCGACTTGGGCCGGGGTGTATTCCGCACCGACAGCCTCGTAAAAAGGCGTCATCTTCTTGATGGCGAAACGGTCGCTCTGGACCTGATGCGCCCGGTAACGCCGACCGAACAACTCGGCCGTATGGTTCACGGCATCCTTGAGCGCCGCCTTGATCAGTGCGGTGTCCTCCTGCCGTCCGATGGCGTAGCCGATCGGATAATTCACGCACGGGTCGAGAACGACCTCGACGACCAAGCGGTTGTGGTAGGTGGTCGCACCGTCGGCATATTCCTGGAACAACAGCTCGCAGACCCAGCCGTCCAGGCTCCACATGTAGAGCGGAAATTTCGGGCGGCGGCGCTTGACCTGCATGGCAAGACGGTTGCGGAACTCCGTATCACCCAAACGACCTGCGGACGTCAGCAAGGCGTATTTCCTCCGGTAACGCCGGATGGTCTCGACAGTGATCTGCGTCCAAGACATCTGTTCGGCGATGATGTTGTAGAACATGACCACCTGCTCGTTGTCGAAATTGCGGTGGTCGGACAGCAGCTTGATGATGACCGACTGCTGTTCGTTGGTTGCGACTTTCGCCGCGTTCCGCGTCCCGAATTTTCCTGTGACTAACATCTCGTAGTTGGGTTTGCCGCCCTGAAAAAACTGGTTGAATTTTTCCTGCAAACGACGCGGATTCTCCGGCAGCGAATGGGGGTACTTGTCCCCGATCCGACGGAGGGCACGCGCGGCACGTGCCCAAAATTCCGTTTTCTTGATCCTCGGGTAGCTCTGACGGAGCCGTTGCGAATCGGCTTTCTCGATCCATTTGCGGAACGCCTCCAAAATAGCGGCATTGTTTGAATACTCCTGCTGCTTGGCGAAGCTCAGACCTCGGGCACCCTCGACCTTATATTCGGCGTAGAAGTTCATGGCCAAGCCGTCCGGCTCGATCGTGTCGAGAAACTCCCGGCTCGCGGCCTGTTCCTGAAGGTCCGGGTGCGTCTTGTAGAGCGCGTTCTGGTATTTTACAGGAAGGCTATCAACGGCGAACAACGCTGGAGTCCCGATGCAGGCCCGGCGGACTTGCTCGATTTTACCGCGCTGAGTCATGTGTTGTAACGCTCGGATGGTTGCAATACCATCGAGGTCGTCATACGTTGCGCATAGCCTATTGTTGTATAATTCCATTCTTCGACCTTTTTATTTTTGCTCCCGTGCCGGTATCGCTCCGGAATAACGCCTTCGCGTTCACGGGAAAATCGCTATATTTGTACTATCCAACCACAAACATTTAGCGATTTATGGATAAATCAGAAGTTCTTTCGTTTATCAGCGGACTTTCCGAATCCTCCCTGCTGGCTTGCTCGCTCTTCGATGCTTGTGTCGATGAGGCTTTGAATGTTCGTATAATCCGCAACGGGGTCGAGGTCGAACGCTCCGTACAGGAGATCGCAGCGGACGCTGCCGGAAATTGTCGAGTGCTTCTAAACAACATTCGGCCAGACGTGTCTTTAACTTTTCGCGGAGTGAACGTAAATCAATATTTTCCTCAGCGGGAGAAACTACGATCTCAACTCGACCTATTAATTGCTGAATGTTCAGAATAATTCTGTTTTTGCTCATTGTATAGATTTTAAGATTGTTTCTCTGTTGGTTTGAAGGTTACCTTCAAGGCGATGCTGCTCCCTGCGAAATTCGCGGTAACGACCAGTTGCGACCATATCGGATTCGTTTCTGCCCACCCGCAAACAAGACACATGGAGAAAACCCACCACAGCCCGACCAACTTACACCTCACGGGCAGGGCAATGAACTCACGGCCCAGCAGCCGGATCATCCAATATTTCAGAAAGCGCTTCATGGTCGTTGTGTTATTCTGCCGCCGAGGTCAGGTTTTCGATCACGTCGCCCGCAGCCGTCATCGCCTCGTCGAGGTATTCGATCACCGTCTGGGCGCGGTCGCCCTTCTCGCCATCCTGAACCGAACTCGGCATGTTGTTGTAGTACTCCTCCTCTTCGGTTTTGATCTCTTCGATCTCTTGCTTGATACCTTCCGTCTTCTCGATAAGCTCCCGGAGGCTCTTTCTGCGTGTGTTGTTCATGGCCGGAGGATTTACAGCAGTTGCGAGAGTACCTCGTCCATCTTGGCCGGAGAATAGGCGTCCTCCCATTGGTTCTTGTTGGCCAAAGCGCGGGCCTGCAGCACGCGCATCACGTCGTTGTCCCGGTGGAATCCGTTCAGCACGTTCCGGACGTGGCTGTCCGAGCAGCGCATCTTTTTCGAAACCTTGTAGATGTCCTCCTCGGTGATGTACTTGTCGAGTGCCTTGAGGTAGGAGCGTTCGATGGCGTTGCGCTCCTTGCGCGAGAGCTGGGCCGTCGGCGAGATGTAGTAGCCGTACTTGCGGATCGACGGCAGAACCTCCGACGTCACCCACTTCTTGGACGACTTCGCCTCCGGCTTGCGGCTCTGCATGATCAGACTGTACAAACCCGACTCGTTAATGAAGGTGGCTTCCTGCTGCCTGCCGAGGGGGGTCGGTAATGCCGACCCCACACCGCTCGTCCTCATCCAGACGACCGAGGGCGTCCTTATGATTGGCAATTCCCAAAACCTGGCAAATATCCTTGCCCATAAACCACGGCTCGCCCTTGATTACCACATTGCGAACCGTCCCGAAATCCGGGTGCTGGAAAATACTTAACTCTTTCATAATTACGATTATTTGTTATAGGTGTTATTCTTGACTACTCCGCCCCGGTCGATGGCCAGCTTACGGATTTTGCGTGCCAGCGGTGTGTCCTTCTTCCCCGACAGGGCTTCGCAGACCATTTTCGGGGTACAGCCCAGCAGTTTGGCGATCTTGCGCCCTTCGCCGTATTCTACGAGTACTCTTGCCATAGATTCAATTATTTCGTATATTTGTCAGCACGGTTAATTTGTTTTCCGTGTTGCAAATATATAAGACTATTTTCTTACATCCAAAGAATTATATGATTATTTTCTTATGGTCGCACATAGAATAGGGAAATACATTGAATTTAAGGGCATAAGCTATTATGCGTTTGAAAATTCAATTGGAGCATCGCGAGGAAGTATATCAAAAGCAGTTAAGGAGAATAAAAGTATAGGATCTACAGTATTAGAAAATATTCTTACTGCGTATTCAGATCTTAATCCGACGTGGTTACTAACTGGTAAAGGCAATATGCTTACAACAAGAGAAGAACAAATATCAGAAATTAAGGTTGCCGACCAGTTTCCCCTAAAAACGGACCGCAACCTCGACTTGCAGAATGTTCCTCTTTACGAAATAGATGCGGCAGCAGGGCTGGTCGCCTTGTTTACCGATACGTCCCGTCCCGTCCCGGTTAGTTATTTGCAAATTCCCGATCTACCGCCTTGTGACGGCGCCGTATATGTGCGGGGAGATTCCATGTATCCTTTGCTTAAGAGTGGGGATATCGTATTATATAAGGAAGTACACAACCATAATATTGGTATTTTATGGGGGGAAATGTATTTACTCTCGTTCTCTGTGGACGGAGATGAATATATCGCGATCAAATACATTCAGAAATCTGAACAAGAGGGATATGTAAAGTTAGTGAGCCACAATGCCTACTATGGACCCAAAGATATTCCTATTGACAGCATCCGTTCCCTGGCTTTGGTCAAAGCGAGTGTAAGGTTCAATACAATGGGCTGAAAAATACTTTTTTATGTGTATTTATAGCACTTTCAATGTGTAATTCACTGTATTTTAGTTGCATAAACACATAAAGCACCGTTATAAAACGGTGCTTTTTTGTGCATTATAGGGGGTCTTATTGCCTCGAAACCCCGCAATTTAACATACGATTATGGGATTATAGGGATTTGAATTGCTGAAAAATGGGCATCCATTTGGGCATCCATTTGGGCATCCATAGCGATTTTTAGGCTTTTTTTCGTCAAATTCAGATGTACAATTTTAGAGGAGAGGCATAAAAAAACGTCCTGCCAAACAGGAAGGAAAACAGGACGAACGACAGAAGGGTAATGCGACCCGTTTTCCGGCGATTTCGCGGCGTCAGGCCCTTATAATGGGGAATTGGGTACAAAAAAAGCACGCAGTACAACTACGCGCCCAGTAAAATCCCACCAGAATCCAAGTATCGCCGCGAGCTGCGGCTCCAAAATACAAGCTCAATACAAGCAAATCCAAGTAAATGTACAACTGAAATCGAGCGCAAAAATTTGACGTGCTCCTCTAACTCGTTGCATTATCGCATCTTACGGTGCTACTCCTGCTATACTCTTTTGTACATCTGAATACCCGGCCCATACACGGCGGGTTAGTGTCCCGCAGGCGCAAGTTCGATTCTTGCCCCCGCTACTAATGAAATTTACGGCTATGAAAATTTTAACGCTTATCATCAAACAAAAATGGTTCGACGCCATTTTGTCGGGTGAAAAAACGGTCGAGACCCGCGAAGTACGCCCGACCAACACGAAATACATTTCATACCGAGACAACAACACAGGCAAAGTCTACAAGAAAGACAGTGACGTGCCCGAATCGGCGTGGGACAGCGAGAAGGGCGTTGATACGGTTATCAACCACTACGATGCCATACAGTTCTGGGTAGGTTACGAAAAGAATCGCCCCGGCGCGCTGGTCGAAGTCAAAGGCGTCGAGCTGGTAGATGTTTGCGACGAAGAGACGAAAGAGCCGATTGTGTACGAGCACAACGGTAACGAATATACCATGACCGAGATCGACTACCACCTCGGCAAGGTAATCGAGAAAATGAATTGTTAAACCCTTAAAATCATTGCTGCACTCGAAGACGAAGACAAAAAACAGCAACTCAGCTTGACGCGCAATACAGCCGTATAACGAGTGAATTGCGACGCCGCACGCCTAATCCTGCTGTAGGATTAAGTAGCCTCGCAAATATGAGTGGCCGAAATGGTGTTATTGCGAATAGGTATGCAAGGGCGACCAGTGCATATACAAGAGCTAGGCAATCTGCCGCCCGAGGCCTTTCCGTAGGTTAAATCATATTGTCAAACTTCTAAAATTCAAGCTGCACTCGAAATTCAGTAAGAAATCGAATCAATCGGACGACAGGCGCTAGCCGTGTTCGTTATCGTGCAGTAGGCGGTCGTGCGACGAATCGTGCCGGTCGTGCACGCGACATTCGCGCCGCCTTTGGCATGGCAACAGGTTAATCATGACCCCGATAGACCATGCAAACGAAGTGATTGCCTCTGTCCGTCAAAAAACGGACAGGGCGATCCTTTTTTATTCATGTGGCAAAGACAGCGAGGTATTGCTCGACCTAATGGCTCCGCACTTCAAAGAGATCGTTTGCGTGTTCATGTATTTCGTCAAGGGCCTCGACCACATTGACAACTATTTGCGAGCAGTCAAAGCTCGTTATGCCAATGTTACCATACTGCAAGTCCCCCATTGGACGTTGACGCGTGTTTTGCGTTGTGGGCTATACTGCATTCCTAACCCCAATGTAAAGCTGTTATCGTTGAAAGACGTTGATGAATCCGTCCGGATGAAGACGGGAATATCTTACTCTTTCTATGGAATGAAGCAGTCGGACGGAATGAATCGCTGTCTTATGTTGCGCGGATACGAGAACGAAGCTATAAGCAATACGAACAAGGTATATCCTCTATCCAAGTGGAAGAAATCGGACGTCATGGCCTACATCAAGGCAAAGAAACTGCCTGAACCCATATCCTACAACAAGAACAAATCGCAAGGTCTGACGTTTTTGCCGGAGGTATTCGATTACCTCCGCCGGCATTATCCGCAAGACCTCGAAAAGATTTACAAAGTATTCCCCTTATCCCGAAATATATTACTGCGATATGACGAAGAGAAAAGAGCAGCAGCCCAAATACAAGCAAAGTGAAACGGTCGTAATCAAGCGATCACAAATCAACTTTGCTCCATACAATCCACGCAAAGAAGACCCTGAAGTCATCAAGAAGCTCAAAAAGAACTTTAAAACTGTCGGCTATCTGGGCGGTATCGTATGGAATCAGTTGTCATCTTATCTGGTTTCAGGGCACAAGCGCGTACAGACGCTTGACATCATCAACAATTACGACGGGACACCTGAAACGGATTATGAGATCAAGGTAGAAGCTGTAGAGTTAGACGACAAGACAGAGCGCGAACAAAATATCTTCATGAACTCGCCCTCCGCAATGGGAGAATTCGACATGGAGAAAATAAAAGTACTTGTACCGGAAATAGACTATAAAGCCGCTGGCCTTTCTGAAGCAGACATGAACATATACGGTATATCCGTCATGCAGGACGAAATAAGTTCAGAACTGTCTGATACGTTAGGTGATTTCGAAGAGATACAACGACCGTTTGAGGAACGCAAGGCCGCGGTAAAGGAGATGAAAGAACAGATTCGTCAACAGGCAGAGCAAAAAGCGGAAGACATCGAATCCTATGTAATGCTCAACTTTAAGTCTTATAGGGCGAAATCATCATTCATGCTTCGGTTCGGGTTCAGGCCAGACGACAAAATAATCCCCGGCGAAATGTTCTCGGATATGGTTGAACGGGTCGAATAACGACAAAAACGACAGTATAAAAAATGGCAATGCCCTCCAAAAAACCGAAATTAGATACCTTTCGCAAGGTTGCAAATGCTTGCGGCGGTATTTTGTCAGACATAGCTGCTAATTTAGGTGTAGAGCGTAGCACAATTTACACATGGTGCAATGATGATGAGCAATTCGCCCAAGCCCTCGAAGATTCCCGTGAACGGTTCGTTGATTTGGCCGAAAGCAACCTGCGTAAATTGGTTGCCGGCGTTCCGGCCATCGAAAAGGACGAGAATGGCGAAAAGAGATTTGCCGGTTGGATCGAACGTCCCTCCGAAACAGCGATCATTTTCACTCTCAAAACACGCGGAAAAAAACGGGGATATGTAGAACGTCAAGAGGTTACAGGAGCAGATGGTGCCGAACTTATTCCACCTCGCACTCTCTCTCCCGAAGAGGCAAGACAATATGGGTTAAAACTTAACGAAGAGTATTAACGCACTACTCCGATTCGCGACATAGACATAGAGCGTACCTTCTGTCTTTCCGGTATGCTGAATTTCACCCGTTACATGTTCAAGCATAAGACGGGGATGCGGTTTATTGTCGGCGATCATCATCGCAAAATATGCGAAGCTCTTGACAAAGTCGTCCGTGGCGAAATAAAGCGTCTTATTATCAATATTGCGCCACGATATGGCAAGACCGAACTTGTCTCTAAGAACTTCATCGCCTACGGGCTGGCGTTAAACCCCCGCAGTAAGTTCATACACCTATCATACTCCGATGATCTTGTTCTCGACAACTCGAAAGAGATCAATGAAACGGTACAATCAGACTACTACCAGCGGCTTTTCCCTGAAGTAGTCGTCGAAAGCAAGAATGCTAAAAAGTGGTATACATCCGTCGGAGGCGGACTGTATGCAGTAAGTGCAGCAGGACAGGTTACAGGATTTGGTGCAGGTCAAGTAAATGATCCGTATAGGGAGCGGCGCGAAATGGGTGATTTTATTCCTGCGTGGGAAAGCGATTTTGCGGGAGCTATTGTTATCGACGACCCGATCAAACCGGAAGATGCACTATCCGAAACGATCCGCGAGCGGGTGAACAATCGCTTTGAATCGACTATCCGCAACCGCGTGAACTCGCGCAATACGCCTATCATAATCATTATGCAACGGCTCCATGAGCACGATCTATGCGGCTATCTTCAGGAGATCGAGCCGGAGGAATGGACGGTACTTTCGTTGCCCTGCATCTGGCATGACGAAAACGGACAGGAACAGCCTCTCTGGGAATTTAAGCATACGCTGGAGGAACTGCACAAAATCGAGAGATCGAACTCATTTGTCTTTGAAACGCAATATATGCAGAACCCGAAGCCGCTGGAAGGTTTGATGTATGGAGAGTTTAAGACATACGACATAATTCCATATGCAGCATCTATGAAGCGAAAGAACTACACGGATACCGCTGATACCGGCAGTGACTATCTGTGTTCTATTTGCTATACGGAAACTCCCATCGGCAATTTCGTGACGGACATTTTATATACACAGAAACCGATGGAATATACCGAGCCGGCAACAGCCGAGATGCTGTCCCGAAACAAGACGGAGATCTGCTACGTCGAGAGCAACAATGGCGGCAGGTCTTTCGGGCGCAATGTTGAGGCGCAGTGCCGAATAATCGGTAACAACTTTACATCGTTCAACCCATTTACGCAGACCGCCAACAAAAGGGTGCGTATTTTCACGCGATCGAATGAAGTGCAAAACCTTATTTATTTTCCGACCGGATGGGAGCACAAATGGCCGGAGTTCGCCTCGCATGTCAAATCATACCGTAAGCAGCAGGAGTTCAACAGCCATGACGACGCCGAAGATGCCCTGACCGGAGTAATCGAAAAGCGGGGGTATTTCAACAATGAAGAAGATTTAGACAAAGAGGATTTAGGAATTTGGTAAAAAGTACGGATATGGGATTTATGGACAACCTACTCAATGCGATACGCAATAAATATCTGAATGCAACCGGTGCAGAACGTGATCTGCTTACGCTTATCAAGGACAAAGACATTACACAGGCTCAAACACTTATGCAGAATCGCGATACGGAGGTTTTGCAGGCGATTCAGGAATATAACCCCGAACTCCACCGTATTATGCGAAAGGCCGATAAGATGCGGAAAGGCCAGGAGCCTTATCGTACCGAGAAGTTGCCTCGTGCACGACAGAAGTACATCAATGAGGTGGAACTATTCTTTCTGCTCGGGAATCCGATACGATGGAAGAAGGTGAACAACGAAGGTTCGGACGAGGCTTTCGAAGCATATAATCAATTTTTGCAAGATACACGATTCAACGTTTCCATGCGTAAAGCAAAACGCATTGCGGGAGCAGAAACTGAATGTGCCAAGCTCTACCACATCTATCGGGACGAGAATTTCCAACCGCAGGTAAAAGTTGTGGTAATTTGCAAGTCGAAAGGATACACCCTACGTCCATTATTCGACCTATACGAGAACCTCATTGCATTCGGGTATGGGTACTACCTTAAAGAGGGGACATCAACTATCGAGCATTTCGATATTCAAACACCTGATACGATCTACCGATGCAAACGAGGATCTCTTAATTGGGAGGTTATTGCAACTCCCAATCCAACCGGAAAAATCAATGTTATCTACTACCGACAGGATAAAGCGTGGGGAGGCCTCAACCCCCGCATAGACCGCGAGGAGGATATAGACAGCAAAATATCCGACACAAATAACTATTTCGCAGACCCTATCGCCGCAGCAACGGGCGATGTCGTAGATTTTTTGAAAGGTCGAGCCGACAAGCCCGGGAAAATGATTCGGATGACCGGAGCGGATTCAAAATTCGAGTACATCAATCCACCGACCTCTTCCGAGACGCAGCAACGGGAAAAGGAAGACCTCGCGCAGTCCATCTTGTTCGACACTTTCACGCCCGAGTTTACACCCGAGAAAATGGCTGGGCTGGGAACTTTGTCGGGCGAAGCGATCAAACGCGCGATGGTACTGGGATATATCAAGCGCGAAAATAATAAAGAGATATACGACATAGCCGTAGATAGGGAGAAAAATCTTATTCTCGCTATTATGATGAATGTAACCCATATTCATTTGCGTCCTGATTTGGCTGCGCTCAAAATAGAACACGAATTTGCCGAACCGTTCAATGAAGATGTCACCGCACGTTGGGCGGCTATAGGCCGTGCTGTGCAGGATGGCGTTATGTCGCTGGAAAAGGGCGTTGAACTAATGGGAACGGCCGATGATGTTACCGCTGAAATCGAGCGAATAAAGCAAGCGAAGGCAGAGGCATCTATGAACAATATTATAGAGCCAACATTCTAATTCGAAACGATGCCCGGATTGAATTTGAAAGCCGCCCAATGGGAGCAACAGCACAAAACGCATGTCGAAGAATATCTACGACAGATAGAGGCTTTGTATGATGTGGCCTCGGATGAATTGATTCGACTGGGAATGGGATATAAATATCAACCCAATACGGGGCGATTGTTCGCCTTCTCATCAAACAAAAGCCGTAGTAAACAAGCCGATGCCTCGTTATCTTCATTCCGAAATAAGTTGTCCACTATAATTACAGCGGGGATCACTTCGGAATGGTTTTTTGCCAACGACAAGAACGATTCATGGGTAAAACAACTATTCGACAATCCGAAAAAAGGATGGATGCTTCACAATCTCGGTGCACTTGAGGCATTTCAACGTAGAACAACTTACGGGCATAATTTATCCGAAAGAGTTTGGAGTATCGCCAAGCAGTTCGAACGGCACATAGAATTATCCTTATCTATAGGTATCAGCGAAGGCCGAAGCGCTGCCGATATAAGCCGTGATGTACGCGTCTATCTGAATGAGCCGGACAAACTATTTCGACGTGTCCGAAATGCGTTCGGCAATCTTACCCTGTCGAAAGTGGCGCAGGCTTATCACCCTGGGCAAGGCGTTTACCGGTCATCTTATCAGAATGCTATGCGTATGGCTCGCACCGAAATAAACAGCGCTTATCGTGAAGCCGACAGTATCCGCTGGCAACAACTTGATTTTATTGTCGGATATGAGGTAAAAACATCAAAATCGCACGTACAGTGGCTGGCAAAGTTCTGGTATCCGCGCTTCAAAAAAGGGCGTGCGCCGCTGGAAATATGTGACGCAATGGAGGGAAAATATCCGAAATCTTTCAAATTCATCGGGTGGCACCCGAACTGCAAGTGCTATGCAGTGCCAATTATAGCCAACGAGGGCACGGATAGGGATTTTTGGGAGGAACCGCTGAATGAGGTCAAGGATGTGCCCGACAACTTCAAACGATGGGTCGAGGACAACACCGAAAGAATCGAAAAGGCGAAGAATTTGCCGTATTTCATAGGGGAAAACAAAAAACACTTCAATGATTCGCTGTTCATCAATCGCGATGCCGTATAACTCTTGGCAAAAGCGCAGTACGTAGGGAATAAGTTGCAAGGTGTTGCATAAGGAGTTGAGGCAAAGTATGAGGCATCGTGCACGCCTATAAACTACAAAAGCAAGAATAGCATCGTTCGCAAGGTGAAACAGGAAAGGCAAAATCTATTAACACCAGGTTTCATCGTCCATTTGGCGGACATTCTCTCCGTCACTGTAAGCACTGTTCCAAAATGAAACACCCTTTGTCCGGCGAAATAGTGCGTCGGTTAGGCGTGAGGTTGTTGCTATTCACCACATCCAAGAGGAGAAATGCAGTAAAAACGGAATGACCGACGGAAATAAGATGTGCCCCGCCGATCATTCCAACTAAAATAGGGACAGTCGCGAAATAGGCTTAAAATTATAACAAATTGATTGTCAATGTGAT